AATACGTCGCTGACCGATACGCTGTCGTCTTCGGGTCTGCTGTAGTCAATAGCAGGGCTGTCACTTAGAGCCGCCACATCGGCGAGCGGCTTCGCGAGCGCAAAGCTGTGGTCGTCGGTGGGCGTAAAGGCGTCTGTTTTTAGAAGACCTAAATCAAAAGTAGCGTCCTCTGACAGCGTCGGAGTGTCTGTAAACGTGCGGTTAAACGACACAACTCTTGAGAGGACGTCGCTCACACCGAACACATTGCCCTTGGTCGAGGTAGTGTCTTTGACGAGCGCACCTACAGTGGCCAAATCGTCAATTGTGAAGGCGTCAGTGAACGTGCGCTGGAACTGCACTACCCTGCTGAAGGCTTCTGATACGGCGAAGCTGTCAGATGGCGCTTTGTCGAAAAGCAGCACAGCCGCGTCAGACAGCGACGTGCTGTTTTGAAAGTCGCGTATAAACGATACCGTTCTGGCAAGCGACTCGGTTACGCTGGTTGTATCAGTCAGCGCTTTATCAAAGTCGTAGTCAAGATCTTCGGTCAGAATCGGCGTATCGTTCAGCACCTTGCCTACCAGCTTAGATCTGAACTCATTTAATGTGACCGCATCGGCTACATTCTTACCTGTCTCGATCACAGCAGCTTCGGCTAATGCGACGCTCTCTTCAAAGAACCGGTTAATAATAAGTAGAACAATCGCAAGGTCCGTAACACCGAAGCTGTCTGTTTGTGGTTTGCTAACGCCTAATGCTGCCAACTCCAACATATCGACCTGATCGTCAGGCCGCTTGGTAACATTTAGCGCCGCCTGCTCTAAGACTCCGAACGACTCGCCGTCGTCACCCCGGAAGTAGCGGTTCTTCGTATCCGGGTCTAAAACTACGTTAACTGTATTGGGCTTAAGGTAGTTGATAGATGAGACAAGATTTCTATAGGCAGTTATCGCGTTAAGGTCAGAAAAGCTGACAACCGTCTGATACGCGGGGCGCTCGATAGTAATTGTGGCTTTACGAAAAGCAGGCGCAACTACACTTGGGCTGCTATGTTCGACAGTTGCCCGAAGGTTAGGTGCATGAACAAAGAGCCTAATTGCCATTAGTCAAAATCGCTTCTTACTTTGAGCTTAATAAGGTCGTTTACGGTTTGCTTTCCGCCACCTGCGAACGTGATCTCCAGCTCTGCCTCAAAAGTACCCGCTGTGTCTAAAGTACCTGTTGGGAAGTCAGTCGCAACTTTGCCGTTTGAGGCGTCAGTAACAGCGCATGCCAACGTGCTTTTAACGGTAGTGCTACCTAGCTCTCGTATGCGCAGGCTCACGGATGCATTAGTGAGATCAATAGGTGCCCACGTTGCGTCATTATTCTGGTCGAGGGTTACGCCTGCGGCAGCCGTATTGCTATCTTTCAGAGTAAAAGTCAGCTCTGGTAACGTGTCGCCTGTAACTAAATTTAAAGTTGATGAGTAAGCCATTTTTGCTCCCTACCTAACGATGCAGTATATTAGGTCTGCTAATAAAATTACACCCACTAATACGTCCACATAACCGGCGTGCTGGTCCTTGTGTCTACGTGGATGAATGTTCGCGCGACGCCGATGCCGCCGAACCCCATTTTTAAAGCTTCGTGAACTATGTTCATGCGCTCAAAGCCGTTAGAAACTTTAATGTCACAGGCGATCCCCTCGGTATGCCGTCCGGGGCGAGATTTCTTGGACTCTATGCTGTGAGACGTGCTCCGATAACCGCTAGTGATAGTAAAAGCAAAACCGCACTTCTCTCTAAGCTCATCCAGCTTATGGATAAAATCCTCTGACATCTGGTTTTCGCCAGTCTCTTGGCAGTCAAACTCTTCAATACTAAAATACTTGAACATTACTTCTTCCTTAAGTTCATTAGTTTGTCAGCGCCACGAATTCCAAAGCTCGCGCTAACTGCTAGAAACAGAAGGTACTGATACCATTCCGGTAGCGAGTCTAATGCGGCAAACGCCAAATCGACGCGCTCAATAACGCCTACATCATTCATAGCAATCGCGTAACCGATCATGAAGATAGGGGCAGCTAAACAAAGAGTCCAAAATTCATCTTTCCAACTCGACGCTGAAGCGTCGGCCATCTTAGATTCCCATTCAGCGCCGTTAGATATGACCTGCATTTTGGCCTGATGGCGGAGCTTCTTCTCCTCCGCTTTGTTTTGTAAGTAGCCTGAAGCAAGATCTGCGACCGGCCCTAGTAGCATCTTAAGCATGGTGCCTCCTACAGCTGCACAGTTAGTGGGAATATGCGATTCACTAACGTCTTGTCTATGCGCCAACCGTTCTGCACGGCCTCATCAATTGTTTCTGCGGTCGGGCCTAAGAGAGACGCTGCCGGTGAATTCCCATACTGCGCAGACTGCTGGGCCATAAACCCGAGCGAAAGCGGCCCTAAGAATCCTGACTTATCAATGACTTCAAAGAGATACTCATCCCAGTCCATTCGGTCAGAGCGGAAGTATTTGTCACCTGACTCAAAGCCGGGGAGCAGCCAAGCCAAGCTGTTTTTAGCGTACTCGCGTAGTTCCATACCCAGCATTGCCAGCGGCATAGTCGCAACCGCTGTTAGCGCGAAAATAGCTAGCGTTGCTGATGCCTCTTCGATACCGCCCTGTCCCTCTTTCGCTCTTGATTTGCCTTCCCGCAGTACTCCGCCACCAATAACCTTTGAGTAAGCGTAGAAGTAGGACTTAAGCTGCCAGACTAATGCCCAACGCGGATCTGAGGCCCATATAGGTCGCTCCGCTGCATTGGGGCGGAGGATTGAGGACTCCACAAATCGCTGAATCGCCTTCTTAACCTTTTGTCCCTCGGGCGTAGAAAGCTTGCCGCCACCGTTTTTCCACGCTTTTACCTCTGCTGCTGTAAGGCCAAGCTCCGCTAAGTACCGCGTAGACCGTTCGTTCGGCTCCAAGGCGTGCTTCAAAATAAACTGACGGCCCATGCCCGCAGCGAACTCGCGGCTAAACTTCGTGAAGAAGTCCAAGCCAATCGCTTTAAAAAAGGTATCAGTAAGCTCCCTAGTCTCGCCAGTCATATAGTCTTGTTCGGACTGAGTAACCCAAGCGTTAGCAGCCGCTTCGTTCTGCACTACACCAATGTCTTGCGCAAAACGTCGTGCTTCTTTACGGTCTTTTATATTCGCGGCAATCTCTTTAAAGGCACGCTGGAACGTATCGAGGTTAAACTCTTTAGAGTTAATTATGGGGCCAGCCAGTTCTGGCAAAGAGCCGATAGTTGCAAAGGGCAACAACGCCGTGAACACGGTGAGCTGCGCCCAGCTATTAACTTGTCTCCAGAGCGGGCTAATCGGATTACCCTGATAGCCAAGGTATGTGTTTATAACCTGCATTGTTTTTTCGCGGTCTTCTGGGCTTAGCTTGTCTAGCTCTTCCCGCAGGGCCACGCCGTTGTTAGTTGCGCGGTTAAACTCGACTCGTTTTGTGAGATGCGAGATATAGCTAACAAGCGCGTCATGCGGGGGAAGCGCAAAGCCAGCAGCCATAAGGTCTTTCAGCTCTACGTTGTCCGTTAACAGCCGAGAAGCTTCAGCCCCTTTCGCTGGATCAGCGTCGTCAGGCAAAACGACCTGCTCGCCCTGAATAGAGTGGGCATACTGTCGTAACTTATGTATAGCTTGCTCTGCGCGGGCAGGGGAGATGCCGGGGTTAGCCGCGAGTATAAGACTCTTAAACTCGTCAGGGCGTTGAGCGATCTCCAATAAGTCCAGCGATACGGGCGAGTAGTTCTTCCTGCGGCCTATGTCTGAATTTGATGGCTCTATGTAAGTATCATAGACGCTGTCAAAGAACTGCCTGACGCCTTTCGCTTTGGGATTTACTAAGTCCGCAGTATCGACTGTGTCGTCTGCGGCTTCTGTAAGTGCGTCTTGGACATCTGGATCGTCAAGCCTCCCCACGCGCCTTGTAAATTCATCTATAAGCTCAGATTTTTTTAGGGCCGCGTCTTTGAGCATGCCCAAACGTCCACCGCCTTTTGCATCTTGCGAGCGTACATAGAACATGTCAGCGATCTTGTCCCCGGCATGCAATCTAAGAACTCCGTCTGCTGTGGCGACAAAGCTCATCAAGTACTTACCGCCTTTCCCTAGATTCCGTTTCCAGTGCTTGGCTAGAGCTTCGCCGCCCTGTTTAACCACAGCTTCTCTTACTTCAGCCACCATTGCCTTTTCTTTGAAACCTATCGAGTCACGTGTTGCCTCTTTACGAGACTCCACGACCTGCTCGATATACTGCTCAAACTCTGGTGCCTTTGGCCCTTTGCGTATTCGGAACCCTTGCGCCATTGCGCGCCAAAGCCTTTTCAGTCTCTGCGCCAAGTTCTTGAAGTGGCGATCAGTCATGGTCTTTGCAGAACGGTTTATGTACTGCTTGGTTGCCCAGCGAGACACTTGATCGGCGTACCACTCCTCGAAGCCTTTTTGGTCGCCATATAGCTCAACGTATCTTTTGTATTGGGGGTGCTTCTCAAACGCTTTAAGTAAGCGAGGTCTCAGCGCGTTGTTCTCAAGGGCTGCTTGTTGCTCTGTCTGGTACAGGTGGTGCCCAATCTCGTGCGCCGCTGTCATTAGTGTACTTAGCGGGTTATTCGTCGCATCGCGGACCATTGCTACACCACGAAAATAGCTTCCCGCGCGCTGATCATTCTCCTGCATATGCTGGAGGAGTCGCTTTACAGTGGGGAAGTCAGCTTCACCGACAACTTCCCTTAGCTGAGTATCTGATAACCCGGACAAGCGATCGAAGTTAAAGACTCGTGGCGCGTCCTTCATCTTTAGGCTTTCGATAAGTTGATCAATTGAGTCGCGGACGATCGGGTCGTCGAACTGAGTTGGGTCAGGTTGAGAAGCAGGCTCAGTAGCAGGCCCAAGATTACTAGGCGCGCCGCCTCTACTTAGCCTGTTTGGGTCTGGTCTGTCGTTTAGTAGACTAGACCCTTCGTCATCAAAATCTCCTTCCCCCATCTCTCTTTCTAAACCGTCTCCGTCAAACTCCGAGGATGTTTCGACAAAGCGCTTAGACTGCAAGAAGTTCAGTCGATACTGCGTTTTACCCAGCTGTCCTGCGACCATATTCATGCCGTTGAACTTGCCGTTGGTGTAGTTATCTTGCTTTAGGAGAGACACCCCTTTTAGGTCAGTGACGTCGTACCCTTCCACCGCAAGGTCGGCAAGGATTTCCGCTAGTCCCTGCTTCAACATATCGGCCCGGCCTTGCTCGCCTTCAAACCGGCTACCTTCGCGATTTTCGACTAAGCGGCGTCCAGCGTTAGTAAGCGACACTAGGCTCGCCTTCATCTTAGTGCCATCAGGTCGCTCTATTACTACGCTCTGGTTATTGCGGTTGGCTTTGGCCGCTCTCTTCGCTTGAGCTTCGATAAACTGGGGCAGAGTGTATCTACGACCGGGGCCGTCAGAGTACAGCTTGTCGTAGTTTGTCTTGCGTACAACGAACTGATTACCTTCTTTTACAAGCTCTACAACTGCGTTTGGGTTAGCCTTGCTTTCGCGCGCGGCTGCATTTAGCGCGGCGGCTGTAACGCCTTCGAGCTGAGTAAAATCGGTCTCGCCGAACTCGCCTACATACGCATCTTGTGCTGACTCTTCGTTCTCAAAAACCTGACTTGGGTCTGTCTTTGCCTCGTATCGACCCACCTCTTCTACTTCGCCTTCGATCTCTTGCGAGTTCTGCATCTCCTCGCGCAACGCTCCAAGCTCTTCGAACTCTGATCCGAATGTTGGAGTTTCGTTTGGGTCTGCCTCTTCAAAGGCGTCGGGGTCATCGTCTCGGGGGGTTACTTCAGGTCCGCGCTCTGCTTCAAAGCGCTTCTTTCTAAGTTCAAGCGCCTTTTCTAGAGACAGTACCCTTACGCTCCCACCTTCAGGCGATAGCTTTTCGGCGGCTTCAACTGCTTCGGGCAGGCCGTTTTTAGTGTTTGTAGCTTCTTCTGATACTACGCCGCCATCTTTATCTATTACTTGCACCACAGCGTTTGCGTCAGCGGCAGATTTCGTGGCGCTGTATCCGAGTGCTGATGCTAAAACGGTATCTGAGGCTCTTGAAGCAATAACTTCCCGAACAATTTTTTTACTTGTGGAGACAATGGTGCCTCGTCCGGGGATGTGAGCAGCAAAAGCAGGCTGCCCATCAACGACGATCTCTGTTGGTTTGTTTTCTCTAGCCCCATACTGTGGCTCACCTGCCACCCAAACGGCCTGCTTAGAACTGGAAGAGTTAGCCATCGCTTTAAGCTGGGCATTTATGTCAGCCTTAGACTCCGGCGTTGTTTCCCCCGACATAACGTCGCCGTACTGCTCGCGTGTTATCTCGTCGTCTACGCGCTTGCCTTGCGCCTTATCCATTAAGTCTCGGGCTTTAGCCGTCACATTAGCTGCCGTATCTAATGCTGCATCAGCTACTTTTGGTGCGACCTCTATCCCCTTGGCTACGCCTGCGCCTCCGGCACCAGCTGCAGCGCCGCCGAAGAACCCGACAAAGGCAGCTTCGCCCAGCCTGAGCTGTGCGTCTTCTTTAGTAAAAGTGGGGTCTAGATCTGCTCTGTTTAAAGAAGATATCCCTTCTTGAACGACTTCAGTGCCTGATTCGATACCGCCAGACTTTAACGAGGTGGCTGATAGCTCTTTAGCAAGACGACCAAAATAACTACCTTCTTTGGTGGCTCGTGTTTTTGCTACTTTGCCAATCAGAGAATATATAGCCAACTCACTACCAGCGCCGATCGCAGCTTGCGGCGCGGCTACTAACGCGGCACGAGTAGCCTGCGCTTTATCTAGATCCTTACCGGAGTCGAGGGCTTCGTTTAGGTTGCCGCCGCTTAACGGGACGTATTCTGAGCCAGCTGCGCCCACAAAGCCGCCTGCTGTAGCGGCCTTACTACGTGCGCGTTTGTAAGCTAGGTCGTATATTTCGTCTGCTAACTGCTTCTCTACCTCTGATGCAGACCCCGATATCGAGCGCTTCATAGCGTCTTCTACGACTCTATTAGCGGCCTTTTTTGAAGCTCCCTGCAGCAAGGCTCTCCCGGCCAAAGCGCCCACTCCATACCCCGTGATAGAGGTAATAGCGGAAGGGACTACCTGACCTGTACCTTTTGTTGCCTGTGCTACAAACCCGGAGAATGTAGGGTTTTCGACGAACTCTTCAAAACTCTCAAGGCCATCTAATGGCTCAGCAGACAACTGCTCCATTATTCTAGCTTCACGGACCGCGTTTTCTGCTGCTTCTTGGTCCCCGGTTAGCGTATTGGTTAGCGCCTTGAAGTAACTTATATCCGCCGACATGCCTTCAGCACCAGACTGAACTCCGGCCCCAAATATTTCACCTAGGGTTGCTGGAGTCGGGGCTTCTTGGGGTTCTGCTTCTAGTGCAGTCCTTGCGCCGGTCCCGCCTTGTATAAAATCATCGAATATAGTGGAGGCCACATTTAGCCCTCAGTCAGACGTTCGCGAGAGTTTTGGATAGCGCGCTTACGGACAATGTTGTAAACATTGTCGTCTATCTCTTGCAGGCCGGTCAGAGACATTTCTGCGCCTTGTACAACTCGACCGCCCGGCCCCAAGTACATAAGCTTTGTAGGCTTATCGGGGTTGTCTACAACGACTCGGCTCAAACTAAAGTCTGAGGTCTGCCCGTTTGGGTTATCTCTGAAGAATAAAGCGAACGCGCCGTCCACAAACGTCGAATCCCCGTCCGCTACATAGGCACCCACAACATTGCTGACCCCAGAGCTAATACTTGCGTCGACTAGATCAAACTCTTCGGTTCCCGGACGGAACTCAGCAGCTTTAGATTGAAGAGCGGGCAACTCTCTAGAGAAGCGCCTTGCCGCATCAAGCGAGCCTTTAAACTCGCCGGTTTCTGCGTCAAAGAAAATATCGTCAGCCGCTATAAATATCTCACTGGCGACTTCACCGGCGCGCCTTACAGAGGCACTTTGGTTTGTTCGTGCTTTTTCAAGTTGTTCCCTTCGCGACGTTCTGTACGAGTACATTGATGCTGCGATTCTGTCTCGCTCATTGCCTATTTTGAGGCGATCTCGCTGAGATGTATCGGCGTCCTTCGCAGACATACTCGCAGTGCCGGTTTCAAGAAGGTTAGCGTTCTCGTTTCTAAACGCTTCTCTCTGGTTAGCGTCACCTGCGATAGTAGACAGCAATGCGTAGTACCCGAGCCGCTCTTTGCTTGGAAGTTTTGCGAGGTCGGCGGGCTTTTCAATACCCGCTTCTTGCGCCCGCTGTCGCATAGTTGAAACTTGCTCTGGGCTAAACGGTAAATCACCGGAGTCTACAGCTGCATCAATCTCTGCTTTAGACATGCCTTCGAGTCGTGTGAACACCTCTGCCTCAAGCTGCTTGTAGGACTCGGTCTGCATGGCGGGAGTAACCCCAGTAACCGCCGCGCTCAACTCGTTGCGCTTTGCCGTTTTTTCGTCGAGCTTGCCTTGCCAGTACTCTTTGCGGGCAGGTGCTGCCTTACCTAATCGTTCTTCAAGGCCCGATATCTCTTCTTCTACAAGCCGGAGAGATTCTGTATTTTCACGTGCTACCAACTCCTGCCGGTCGTTGTACAAGTCGTCGAGTTTTTCGTTAGTTTTTTGTAGCGCTAGGCCGGATTGTGTCTTCGCTTTCTCTTCCAACGCTGCTGTACGCCTGTCAATAGTTTTGACTCTATTAATCGACGTTGGCCTTCTAAGTTTTCGTGAGTCAAAACCAAACTGGCCCTGACCACGTGTGCTGGTATAGGCGTCAGCGGATATATTGTAGTCGACGAGCTGCCCACTTGTGTCTACCGGTGGGTTGTACTCAACACCCAAGCTCTTAGCCGTGTCGCCAAGAATTTGCTGGCGCTCTTGCTCATTTTCGGCAGACGCTAAAGCGCTACGAAAAGCACGGGCCATCCCTACTTCATTAGTTGCATCAACCGCTGCCATAACAGCAGTTTGCTGCTCTACAGCTTGGGTGCGTGTATTTACAACCTCGCGATTCAGCCCTTCTTTCGACAGGATCTCAGAGTAACCCGCGCCGCCGTACGCTTTAATACCGATAGAGGGAAACTCATTACTGATTAGCTTTGCCGCCTGATTGAAGTCTAACGCGACGACCTCTTCGCCCTCTTGTATGCCCCCTTCTGCGGTCATTACACCTTCGCGACCGTCCTCATAGCGACCTCGAACAATCGCTTTTCCGGGGACTGTGGTTCGATCGATCGCCGTAAAAGTAAAGCCCTCTGCGCGGGGGGTATTATTAAGAGCGCCTATACTAAACCGGTCTGTTTGTCGGTTGGCACCTGACTGTAAGTCAGACGCTAGCGTGTCTACTCTTAGGTACTGCGACTCGCCGGGGTTGTAGTAGTCTAGAGCTTGTCCCAACGCGAAGACGTCTTGCGCGCCAAGTGCGGCCCGACCCGCATCAAACTCAGTCTGCGTTCTGGCATCTTGGTTTTGCGCAAGTTTTAGATTGCCTCTATTTACCTCTAAGTTACCTCGGCTTACTCCTAAATTACCTTCGTTAGTAGAAGCGTTGCGCTCGGCCACCGTAGCGTTGCGGGAATTGATCTCGTTATCTTTGGCCCACTGAGCAACCCTGTCCTCGTGCTCTTTTGCTGATTGGCCTAACCGGTCTCTATCTACTTGAAGAGCGTCCTGACGATATTTATTATCTCGACGCTGCTGAGCAAACGCCTGAACACCTTGCGCACCTGCAAGCAAGCCACCACCGAAATCACCAAGGGCCATACCGCCTCCTTAAAACGCGAACGCCATGATAGCCATTGCACCGAGGCTACCAATCGTTGAATAAGTTTGAGCGCGTGAATTCGCTTTTGCCTGCGAGTACGCGTTGTTCCGCTGAGTCGCATCAGCCGCAGCGGACCCTAGTTGATTCTGGGAAGATCGGTTTACGCCTTGCCCGATATTTATTAAGTCGCCAAGCAGTTGGGTATTTGCTTCGCGTTGAGCGATACGTGCGTCATTGACAGACTGAACGCCGCCAAGCGTGTTTGCGCGCTGCAGCTGACGTTCTTGCTGCTGCATTTGTGCTGGCGTAAGGGACGCGCCATACCGCTGCGCATTACGTGCCGATATGCCTGAAGCTAGACCCTGCGCTACTCCTACGTCTTCGCGTGCTTGGTCGATTAGACTAGTGTCATTTTGCGCCTGACTTATTAAGTCTTCCTCAAAACCGCGATAGTTACTTACGTAGTCGAGATACTCATTACGAGTAATGTTTGCGTACGCTTGATCGGGGTCTGATACTGCTGGAAGCCCCATACTGTTACCACCAAAATTCTGCTGTTGGTAGTACTGGGAACGTCCGCGCCCGCCCGGAATATTTTGTGGCTGCGCACCTAGAGTAGGAGTAGCACTTTGCTGCGAAGTCCCGTTGGCTGTGCCGTCCATCTGAGGCGGAAGGGCCATACCTAAGTTTTGAAAACTCCCCATCATAATTAACCCCCAAAGAACCCTGAAAAACCGAGGCGGCTTTTTGCGCCCGTTACTTTTTGCCCACTAGAATTAACCGGCGTAAAGAACGTGCCCTTTACAGTTTTTGGCTCGGGCGGTCCCATACCATCACCGTTCATGGCCCCGTCAGTTACGCCTTCTGTGTTCATATTCTCTGCGCCTTGCATAAGAGCCGCGCCTGCAATTTGACCGGCGGCGTCAAACTTAGCCATAGCTACCTGTTGCTTGGATTTGGCACGCTGTAGCGCTTCCGAAGTGGCGAGGCGCGACGCTTGTGCCATACCCGTTTGAGCATCTGCTGCTTGGCCACGAGCCGTCCCTAATACGTTAGTCCGCATTCTGTTCTGCACGTCTTTTGCGCTTGTATTAGCAACGCCCAACTGCCCTTGGTACGCCTGTGCCATGTCCCCCGTGGCGGAAGTACTCTGAGTCTGAGCATAGTTCGGCTGCGATGTTAGCGCCTGCATCGTGTCCGCATTTGCTCGCCCGCGCAGTCCCGAAGAGACGTCCTCGGTCATCGACTGGTCGCGCATTTGTTGCAGTAGTGGATCGTACTTCTGCTTAAAGTAGTTGTACTCAGCCATTGCCACCGAAGCAGATGCTTGCTCAGCCGCTGACGCTTCATAGTCTTGTTGTTTTGGACCGCTACCCATAACTCACGCGCCTCGAATAAACCACTGTTTCTATGTCCCAACCCATCTCTGTTAAGTAGTTCCGCATCTTTGGGACGCGAGACTTAACAGTCAACTTGCTGTACCCGGCGTCTCTCGCCGCTTGCATAAAAAACTCTTCATGCACATTGACCAGCCCTTGACCCTGTTCTTTCGCTGCGGCGAGCCACACTAAAAGTGCCCTTTCGCCGCTGAATGAGTCTGCTTCACCAACAGTTACTACAAACCCATCATCCGTGACCCAAAGATGCGCTTGTTCATTTACGCAGGCCGCATAAACATCTTCGGGGAGGAAAGTTAAATACTCGTCGTCCTCTAAGATGTCTTCAATTGCGGGCCTAACCCAGCTCCACTCGGTCCTAATATCGCTAAAAACAGGATCAGCGCGTTTCTCTTCCATACTTATTTCTCTTCCTAGAGAGCGGTTGATATAGACCGCCGTACTTCACTTTCCTAGCTACGCCTTCGTCGGCGTGTCGTGCTCGGCGTTCAGCGTTGTTTATATGCTCGTTAAATAGTGACCCGTAGACTTGTGCCCCCGAGTAATCAGTCCAGTCTTTGCTAGGTAGCCGCAACAAACGAAATAGCGCCCCAGCGACGATTGCGTCTCTGTAGTCGTTCATAACATCGTCTTCACAGGCGGTGGATGTGTGCGTTGGCTTTAATTGCACACGAAGCACTGTGGAGGACGCTTTAGTTTCGTTTGGTACGGGCACTAACCAGAAAATAGATTGCGACTGCTTTACGTAGTACTCCGGGGTTGCGAAGTAGTCCCGGTCGCGCCATTTTGGCTTGCGCTGCTCTAACAGATTCGTGCTAATTGGCTCAAGGTCTCTACCTTCGTGCACTACCCACATTATTTTGTGGACGGCAGTTTGGTTAGGAGCCTCAAGATCGTATTCGAAAATACCGTTGACCGTTGTTACAGGGTCTAGCTCCGCTTGATATACACCAGACTTCTCACAAAGCTCGATGACCGCTGACCGAATGTTGTTCTCAATCAGCGTATCGGGGCAACCCGGAACCATCGGGAGTATTTCTGGTAGCAAGGACTCATAAGCTATAGCCATGCTTTACCCCATAGGTGTCGTTGGTGCGGGCCGATTTTGGTCCATGTTAGGCGTTGTTAATGCGTCGACCTGCCCTTTTCCAGTTACTGAAGTAGTAAAGATCTGGTAATGGTTAGCTGCACGCTGAGAGTTACCTGCGTACTCAGCGTCTTTCATGTAAGCCATGTAAAGAACGTAGTTCATAACTGCGTTTGCATAGAGATCTGGGATATCGAGGTTGCCATTCTGCGCAACCGTAGTTGGGTTAGCGGAGTATATGATCTCTACGTACGCGTTCCCGCTCACGCCGGGGTAGACGTAGAAGTTACGGGGATTGGCTTCGTCGTAGATGTAGTGCTTGATAATACTTGTGTGCGCTGCATCACCAGTAACAGTGGGGTCGTGCCAGTCGGGTGTCTGCGCGTCAAGAACCTCGCGAGATACTAGACGTACCGAGCGCTTACCTGTCCCGTTTGAAGCGGCAGACATATTTCGCACGGCTCTTAGCAACCGATTGCCGCCGCTCGGGATAATCTGCTTAGTCCCCGTAGCCAAAGTGACCGTCTCATTCTTAGCAGACGCGTCTGGCTTAAGAAGCGCGATTTCTCGCTGGGCGTCGTTGATCCACAACACCAACTCACTTACCACAGGCCATCTAACACCGGTGGTGTCTTGCAGAGTCGTTTGTACCCGATCGATAACACTTTGTACTGTGACTGACATATTTAACCTCTTACGAGTTCAGCGCGGTTTCCCACGCGGCTGCGCGTTCATCGGCTGCTACCGTTCTGCCCGCAGCCTTGTTAACGACGGCTGCTTTTGGCGTGCCGTCAGCTTTAAAGTTATCTGGGTCTCCTTCTGTGATCAGTTCTTGCATCACTTCGACCAACTGATTCGGCTCGGCGGGGGTTTCATAGTCTTTATCAGCTACAACCTCTACCGGACCGGATGTCTGCTTAGCGCCCATCTGCAGTGCTATCAGACCAATTTCTTCCGACACTTGTCGCTCTACTCCGGGGTGAAACAAAACAACAGCGCCGGACGTTAGTGCAACTCGGAGTTCCTGTTCACTTACTACCTTCATCTTTTTCTCCTCAAAAGAAGTAAGCCCCTCCGAAGAGGGGCTTGCAGGTCTTACTGTGCAGTGTCGAGGCAGATCACGCCGAAGTCTTGGACTGATCCACTGATGTCACTGTTGTACTTAGGCTTGCGTAAGCCGAAGATCTTGCCGATAGAGATACCAGCTTGGTTCTCGTAGTCGAAAGTATCTTCAACGATCTCTGGGAGACCGATGTCAGCCATTGCAAGTGATTGAGCACCGCAGAACAGAGCACGTGCTCCGCTTACGTCTGCATCTGCGCCCCACTTGTAGCCAGCCGCTCCAGCGTTTGAAGAAGTACCAGTAGTACCGCCCTCAGTGCTGAATACGTGACGGAACTCGTGAATCATCACCCCGTCTACCATCAAGCTCGCAGAGCCTGAGAACAGAGAGTTAGATGAGCCGCGAACGCCAGCGTTACGGACGTTAGCCAAGAAGTCTGAATCGAGCTTCAAGGTGGCCATTTGCTGAGGAGTAACGAACATGTGGAAGATCTCGTCGTTACCAGCGCCTCGGATACCACGGATGTAGTTGTCCTTAGCGTACGCCTTTAACTCAACAATGTGCTTGTAGCCAAGCTTGTCAGTTGCAGTTACAGCAGTCGTGTCACCAGCAGCGAGGCTAGTGCCTGAGATACGACGGTGACGATCGCCAGTAGGCGCAGATACGTCGGACGCGAACTCAAGGTCAACCAACTCGTGGCCAGCTGTAGCAGACGTAGGACGGAGTCCGCCGTTTGTCTTGTGAGTGTATGCAACACCAGAAAGAGACAAGAACGCCAACTGGTCCATACGGTCAGCCATTGCATAAGCAAGCGCGTCGCGAGATTGCTCACGGAAGTTAACGACAGTCTTCTGGTCAGCCATTCGGCCTGCGATACGGTTCGCGAAACGAAGCTGGTCAAGCTCGATGGTGATATCAAAGGCGCGGAGTGCTTCTTCGTTGCCTTCCAGAGTGTTATCTCCGGTGATACCGTCACCAGTCATGTCAGCAAGCAAGGTAATGTTAGCCTTGGTGCCTTTCTCAGACTTGGTGAGTTCAGTTACACGCTGTACCAGCGCGTTTTGACCAGTTCCAGCGAACTGATTGACGAAAGACATGTTGCGTGCAACACGCCAGAAATCACGGGACCAAGTTTGTAACTGGTCACCAGTGAGCATACCGAAATTAGTTAAAGCCATGATGGGCCTCCAATAAATTGACAAATAAGTACATGCGGCAATGCCGCAACTATTAGCCGACTTAAAGGAGCGGCTAATCCGTTTCCTCGTATCGTGAGGCGACGAACTAGCGCTTTGGTAACGAGGGGCGACCCCGGCTGGTTTTACGCCTCTGCAGGCGAAGTTCGTTTTTAACGCCTACGGGGCGATCAGTTATCGTACTGATAGACGAAACTACACCGTATATTAGCCTTACTAATAAAAGTACGCAAGCATTACTTCTTTCTGCGCCTGCCTGACGCTGTCACAGCATGTTTAATCTTAGCGGGGCCGGTCTTACGCCGAGCGGACGACGCTTTCTCCGATTTTGTCATTTTTCCTGCAACGGCTTTTGGCCTGCAGGACGGGTACGGGCGTTTGCTTTTGCCTTTTTTAGCGGACTTGCGGCCACAAGGCTTACCCGTTTTAACGTCGACCCACTCTTCGTTAAACCACTTTTTAAGGGCAGCGCCCTTCTTACTTTTTCTTACGGCCACTTTTGTTACCCCAGTTCTTAGCGCCTACTTTTCGGCACTTGGCAACTGCACCTGACGCGTACGCCGAAGGCCAAACCTTATAACGGGCCTTAACCTTTTTTGCGCACGCGTCGCTCGCTTTCTTCTTCTTCGCTGGCATTACTTGCTACTCACTGGTTGAGTCGTCATGAAACGCAAAACCACGATACCGCTGGCCATCGCGCACCCTAGCATCGCCTGAACTGCCGGGTTTGCCGGTAAAAAACCGATAAAACCTTGCAATACAGAGAGAACCGCGATCGCAACGCCGTACTGCACGGTTCGTGACTTAAATGCCTGCTTTACTTGTGCTGGGATCATGCTAATACCTCTTCTTTCGTCGAGTTGTGGACTTTTTCTTTGGCTTCTTTTTGCTGCTTTTGCTGCAGCTGCAAGGTTTACCGTTATGCATGCTAGTAACTCCGAGCTTTGCGTGCTGGGGCTTTGGCCTTAGACCGTTTTTTGCACTTACCGGCCTTCTTACATGCCGCTTTGGTTGTACAGGTTGCACAGGGCTTGAACATGCTTAGCTCCTTACCATTTTTTGCACGACCAGTATCGTGCGGTTAGTTTACTGGGTGGGCTTGTGTCACATCGGTGACGTGCCCTGAACGACTTGCGTCGTCCGGGCTGGTCCTTCTTTATGGTCATCTTGGCATCGCCAAAGCGTATTGTTTTTACCTTGTCACCCTGCTTGGCGACGACAACGAACTTCTTAGTAGCATGACTCGGCGTTCGCTTTGGCTTGTTATAGCCACTTACGCCTGCGCGCGCTAAACGTGGGTCTTTTTTGGTTGGCATTACATGAGATCTCCGCGTAGTCGTCTCAGCGTTGCTTCCGGCAGTGCATTGAACTCGTCTTCCGTCATGGAAGCGATATCTAACCCTCTCTCGCCGCGAGCTGAGGACGACTCGCCCGGCATTTCAGGCGGTTGTGACTCGGCAGCCTTCAATTTGCGGCTAACCTCGGCTCTTTTCTTGGCAACTTCGTCTAAACGAGGTGCAGTTTCGGCAGAAAGAGACGGGGCGGCTGCTGGTTCGCCCATATCAACCAAGTCATACTCACGAAGCACGAATTTGGCTGCTTTGGCGAGTGCTGCAACGGGGTTTTCGCCCTTCACGATGAACGCGTCGCGTAAATCGATGACTTCTTGGGTGTAGTCCTCGTTGTATTGATCGGAATTCCTGTTGAAAACTGGGAAATTGTCCTCTAATTCCGATGCAGCCTGCTGTAAAGCGGTAGCTTGCTGGCTTTGTGACACAGATTCGCCGATTTTCGACGTCAGTTCGTACTCAAGCTGCGCTCGTTCCGCCGCTCGAATCTCTTTGCGCAGAGCAGCGGCCTTCTGGGACTCGCCGTCTAGCACCAAGTTCTGATACTCGACCTCTTTTTCGTCAAAAGCGTAGGCTGATGGCGCTTCGCCCGGCTCTTGCTTCTGTGCTTTTAGGTCATCGAGCTGCTTTTCGAGCGCTTTTTGCTTGGCTAGTACCTCATCTAGGCGCGATTTTGGCACCATGTGCTTCCGCGGCTCTTCTGAGACCGGCGTTTCTGCAGCTAGGGCAGGAGGTTCTTCAGCTTCCTCAACAGCTTCAGCCACAGTTTCTTCAACTTCCTCAACAGCTTCAGCCACAGTTTCTTCAACTTCCGCAACAACTTCTTCCTCATCATCAGCATCCTCTGCTACTGGCTCGTCGCCAAGCCCAAAATTTAAGTCCAGTTGATCTGCTGCGGTCTCTTCAGGCGCGTCAGACCCCGGCATGCGGTCATAAACAGCTTCATCTTTCTGGTTTTCTTCAGACATCTCTCAATCTCCTATTGTTTGGGTGTCCGCATATTAGGGATGTTTACCTGTTGCGGCTGTTGCTGCTGCTTTGCAGCGGTTTGCATTGCTGTAGCAGCAATTCGGGTTGCAGCAGCAGTCTCCTGCTGTGATCTGCGAGTTTCGTTAGTTAGGTCGGACAGCTCACGGCGGAGATCAAGCTCGCGGTTCTTCATCTCAAGCTGCGATTGCAGTTCCGCCATACGCATTTGCGGCTGAACTTCGGCTGTGTCTTGGACCTTGGCGATGTTGACCGCCGCTTCGGACTGCAGCTTGCGGATCTCAGACTCAAGTTTAGCGATCTCAAGCTGCGCGTTCTGCATAGCCATCTGTTGCTGCATCGCCGTCATCTGTTGTTGTTCTGGGGTCTGCTCTACGCCCGTCATCATACGGATGCGCTTGGCTAGCTCGCCCTTCTTAGCAAGGTGCGAGTACTCGATGATGGCGTCATCTGGAATAGCAACTCCTACCTGACGTAGGTTAAGTGCCTCAGCAAACTGGACCTCATCAAACGAGTCGCGTGCTGGCGCAGTTGCAATGACCACGTCGTACTCACCTAGCGTTAGGTCATTAACAATCTTCCCACTTGGGGTCATCTCGTTAATCACCATCTGCTCGCGAGGCTGCATCGGGTCGCTTTCATCAGTGATCATGATGATGCGCTGTTCAGTGTAGAACGTCTGCACTAGCTCAAGGATTACTTCTGCTAGGTACTGACGGGTCTTGCGCAGGTTGTCCAGCGGCACTTGGATCATGATCGCGCCGCGATTCTGCTTAGCTTGGATAGCTACACCTGACACTTCAGCGCTGTCGGTGCCCAACATCGAGTCGTTGATGCCAGAAATGGCCTTGATGTTAAGCGCAGCTTTTTGGCTTATGCGGTCTAGGCCTGTGGGGATCTGGTTAGGCTGAATCTTGGACGGCGGTTGTGAACCACGGTTGTACTCAAGCACTAGTCCTGTTTCTGCTCCGTGCTCCTCTAAGTCATCAGCTTGCATCCCGACTAGTGATCCACTCTCCACGATCCATCCGCTGTTCGCAGTGGTGTTTACGATGTGTAGTTCTTGGCTCGCGATCTTATTAAGCTGCTCTTGTGGAGACAGAAGATTACGCACCATGCCGAAAGGACGACCGCGCCTAAAGTAAGCGAAATAAGGAACAACAGTGAAACTGCTGTAAGGAGACCAATCGTCATGAAGAACAACTTGATCGCTTGTAACGGTCCAGCGAACCTTTCGCTTAACCTTTGAAATAATGCTGAGACCATATTGCTTAGCGAACTTCTTAGCCTTACTTTCGGACCACGATTCTGGAACATCTCTCTGGTCTCCTGTATCAGGGTCCACGAAACAGTCTACTCGGTGCATGCGTCGGTGTTGACGCTCCACGACCCGTAAAGCCCTAACATTACGGTACTCGTCGTCGCCGGGGATACCGCCCCCAAGATAGTCATCAGCAGAAGACAAATCCCCAAAGCGGTTTTCTTCATACTCAATAGAGTCACGGCCCATGCCTGCGCCGTTCTCTGCAATAAAGCGAAGCTGCTCTGCTTTCTTTTTGCCATACAGCTCTTCGATCTCATCTAGTGTCATCCACTTGGTCTCGAAGACCTCGTTCCACGATTCAGGGTTCGCATCTTTTGCGTCCGGGTCGATAAGGATATCTAGTGGGTC